CCAAGCATCATTAGTATAAGCATAGATACCTTCGCCAGAGCCAGGATTCCAGTTCGTCCCATCAGCATATCTTATATCACCGTTTCTTGGTTTCTTGGGCGCAACGTTAGTTGGCTCAAGCCTGAATACATCTAAGTTAAACAGAACATCGGATAGCCTATTTAACTCGTGGAAGAGGTAATCAGAAAGGTTCTCATTACCAACTGGGGCTGGATTGGGAGTCCATCTGTTTACAGACTTTACAACCTTACTGGGTGCGACACTAGGCATATGATCTTATTCCTCGTGTACCGCTCTGCTGTACTTCAAAGGCTAGGCCATGTAACCTCCAATCTATATCGGTAGTAGACTCTACCTTAACCCCAAAGTATTTCCCGCTTACCCTGCATGAAACCTTAGACTGTGAGTTGGGGTTAAAGGCTGCTGGCCCCTCCCATGTGATTGCATCCTCAGTGGACATCTGCTTACCAATATACACATTAACAGTGTTATTACCGCTGACCTCTATCTGAGGGTATACAGCAGATACAAACTTTACTGATTGAGGGTCGCCAAGGTCATAACCAGACCTCTCTATATACGCCGTCATGTTGGAAGTATCTTCCTGATTACCAGCATTATCTCTGTAGAATTTGGTATTGCTCACATCGGCAAACACAAGATTCTCTAGATGAGTGTCATAATCTGATGATCCCCACGCTTCAGAATCCTCATTCCATGTTTTAGTTGAGCCACTCCATAATTTACCGCCGGGATTGGCGGCTAAAATACCATTTGAAATATGAGAGGTAGTTGGCAAATCTCTAAATGTAAATGTGTTCTTTTCCCAGTTCCATATAACAGCCTTGTTTACTACTGTAGAACCTTCTGTGGGATAACAGGCTAGAATTTCTTTATGAACATGGTCGGCTACAACAAAACTCTTCTCCCATGAAGGGTCGTTTAGATCACCAGCAACAATAACATCAAATACCGCTCTTCGTAATTTGCCAGTAAGAAGGGGTGTTACAGTTTGCCCATTACAGAGATAGAAGTTTGAGTTGCCCATAAAGAAATGGCCGTTCTCAAAATCTACCACAGAGTTCTTACATAACGCTCCTATAGTTGGGCTTAGTAACTTGAATGAAAAGATGTAGGGTGTACCCACATAGTTCATTATGTAGATACTGTCATTTTTATATATTATAAAGGAATCACCCAGCGGTAAACCGTCTAGTATGGCCCCTGGAGTGTCTGCTAATTCATACTCTCCAGCGTCCAAAGTTGCATCTGAAGAATCCCATGTTACGGGAGCAGTAAAATATGAAGCCTCTGTAGACCACTTAACTATTCTTGGTTCTGCATTACCCCTAGCAACAACATTAGTCCAGTTAAGACCAACAAGAAAGGTTTTGAATGAGCGTATAACTTCACTCTTATTTGTCGAATTGCCAGCCTCTTTTGTAGTAGCAACACTCCAGTTCTGTAACTCTCTGAGGGGTACTGTTTTGGCAGGAACACCGCTACTATTAAGCGGCCACATCTGTGGAGCATCATAGCCATTAGTTGCGATGAGTAACCCATTAAGGTTAGTGGTAGTCCACCGCCTAGTGTTTTCGGTGGCGGCATAATCATTGTCGGTTGTTGCAGTAGTTCCAACTGGGGTAACAACAGACAAATCTTCATGGGCAACAGAGCCAGCAGCCCTAGTACACCCTGTCAGGTCATTAGTTGACTTACCAGTATATGTTATTTCTTCATAATAGTTGGTTGCCCCTACTGCTACCTGTTTCGTTCCTAGAGCGATAGTTCCACTAACAGGAAATGCACTTGCGTCAGTCAATGCGATAGTGGTGACAGATGAGTTTATAGCCCCATTAAGGGTATTCGTTGCTTGCCTAGTTATATCTGTCCAAGCAGAGCCATCCCATACAGCGGCCTTATTCTGTCCAAAGGCTAACCAATAGTACGTTCCCGCAGAATCTTCATAGGGCGTTATATAGTATGGGGGGAATGTAATAGTTTCTAAGGCTTCTGTATAGCCTCGAATCTTTTTAATTCCGCTATCTAAGACCCTTACATTATTTCCACCAGACCAAGCATTAGGTGGCAACTCATAGGGTGGTACATCTTGTATGATGCCCACCTGACCTACTTGTTCGATAGGTACTAACGGCATTACGCTGGGGGAGTAGGCCAAACAATATTAAATGGATCACTCTGGTCTGTGATATCTCTCAAAGCCTGTCGATAGGTTTCCCATTCCTCTCTTTTGGCATCAGACATTGGAACATCGGGGAGAACAGTCCAGTCACATGACTGTAGTTTTGCATCCCTTTTTCCTCTAACGATCTTCCACTGCTCTGGTATTTCTCCAGACTGTACTACAGACCAAGTTGGTTTCTTAGAGGGATCATTGTAAACAACATTGGAGTTGTAATCAGATTCAGAATCTACTGAACCGTATATACCAAATCCTTCATTGGGAACTGCTGACATAAGAATGTTGCTTAGTGTAATATTATTCATTCTTCTATCTCCCAGACCATCATAGTCCCTGCTTCAAAGGTTGTTCCCCCTGCGGATGCCGCTGGTTGTTTAGACCAAATATCAAACGAGTTATTGCCGCTGGTTCCATCGGGGCAATTTGCAGCAGTAACTTTCCAGACATGGGAAACTCCAAAGCCATGCTCTGCTGAAGCGGTGACGCTATGCCCGTCATCCTTTACATCACCCACCTTCAAATTATCCGTTGTCCCAACTATTAAAGTGCCGGAGGTATCTGATAATCTTATATAAGTATACTGGTGGTTGCCTGAATCCCATGAACTAAATACATCATTCATCCCGTCCAGTTGTACATACAGGGTGGAAGTCGCGGAAACCTTATCGTGTGTAATACTCCATCCAGTGTCCACATAAGTATCGCTGCGTAATGTAGAACTGTTAGACAGGATAGCGTGAGTTACACTAACTAACGGAGTCGTTGCGGTGGTTACATTAGGCAGTGAGTTCTTTAGAACTGTTTTGATTAGGCGGATATGATCGTCGCCCTGACTTATAGAGTCTGAGCCAGTGGGATTTGTCGTAACTAATCCGCTAATGTATGATGCGCTTTCTAGTGCCATAATTTATACCTTTGGAAATTGTGCCTTAACTGATGCTACATGATCTTTCCATGTCGTTGTGTCGTTGACGCTATCCCAGTATTGCATATCTAGTTGGTCGCCAGTGGATGCGTATGCTGTTGCTCTGTTACGGGCGTATTCTTGTGCATCATACTCCGCTTGAAGTTCCGTTTGTTTCGCTTGAATGTCCTCTTTGGATATTGGCGTTTGACCTTCATCCCATCTGATGTTGTCAATGTCCTCGTTGGATGTGCTGCATTTTGCAGTTGGATTTATCGCCAGTATCGCTTTTAAAATATCTATCATGCCAATACCTCCATTAATGTAATCGTGCTTCGCGCAAAACCAGCGGTGGCGGCGTTATATGGTCTGTTAAAAAATAATTCCTCAAAACTACTTGTTGAAAATTTATAGGTTGTTTCAGAAGTGGTTGAAATTCCAGTGTCTAAAAAAGTAAAATTAAGAGAATGTATGGTGTATTCTTGGGCTTCAAAATCATCAGAACTCCAAAAACTTCCTACAGCGTCGCCATATTGACCTGTTGTTGCACCCAAAGCAGTTGAATCCCTAAATAATACGATACCACCATTCGGATTTGATTTAGACCCAAGAAATAAAGTTCCTGTGACTAAAACACTTGAACTGGTCGCAGAAGGAGTAATGACTTGTGAAACTAAATCATCACTCTCACTCGTAGAGTGTACTTGAGTTTCATTTGACCCCATAACAACTTGTCCTATTTTTCCCCCACCAGCAGAAGCCCAAGCATTATCCCCTCGTAAAAAGGTTGTTGAATCTGCCGTACCTGTTGCACTAAGCATCGCTATATCCACTGCATCAGTAGCGATAGTAAGAGCCGTAGCACCAGTAACATCTCCGGTATGTGTGGCGTTTGTTACCTTAGAGGTGTTGGCAGCAATAGAAGTATTAATAGCATTGGCTACCTTGTCAGCAGTAACAGCATCATCTTGCACCATTGCTGTGGTAACAGAGTCATCAACAGGGATAGTTGTTTGCGGTGGTTTATTTCCTACATAACTCATTATGACCACCCAAGGCTGACAGCCTGTATTCGTGTTTCTTTAGATGCGCTTTGGTTATGCGTCGT